CCCACTCAGCATTCGTAGAAACGGCAATATCTTTAAGATGCTCAAGGGTCTTATCTAATCCTTTGTTCTTTGTTGTCATTAATGGATTATCCATAATGCCAGTAAGGCTGACACCAAGTAGACGTTCCTCTTCTGTGTTACGTTGCCAGATCTTACGTAGATAAGGGAACTTCGTGTGAGAAGATTGAATGGTACCTAAGATGGTGGCAAGACGAACCTTCTTTGAAAGAGTTTCGAGTGTATCGGTAGAACGTACAACTACTTCCGTTAAGTTACAAAATTGATACGGACGTAAAATTATTTCAGAACAAGGGTTTGTACCGAACTCGTAGCTTGAATCACGTCTACCATTCTTAGCTGCTTGCTTCTTGGAAGCCTCACGGTTGAAGATACCACGCTCACCAGACTTAGACTCAATCAGGGCCATCCACTCACGCATGAAGGATAAGCTGTCTGGCTTCTTAGAATAAGCAACGGAGTTGTTAGCTAATCCACGTTGACCTTCAGTCAACCACCAGTCCCCTGACTTGGCGTGACGCATACGATCATCACTGAGATTACTCAATGAAATCATAGCACTACGTCTTACCCCACCAACAACGACTACCTCACCGATCTTACACATAATATCGTGGCACTCAATAGAGGATAGCTTACGGCCTTGAGCCTCTTTGAAGGTATGGATGACAAAGTTAAATAGATCAACAAGTGGAGCTGGACCAGAAGCTCTTCCTCCAAATGTCTTAAGTCTTGCACCTGCAGGACGTACACGAGAGACATCCCACTTAGGAATTTCACCGCTATACAGGAGTGCAATAACTTGACGGAGTGCCTTAGCCCACCCTTCCTTACTGTCCTTAACGACAATGATAGACTCACTATCGAACAACTCAGGAACTTCTGGCAGCTTGTTGATGAACTGTCTCTCGACAGAGAACCCAACCCCTGTACCACAAAGCAAGATGAACATGGCTTCATCAAATGACTTGAGATCGTCTACAGGCAAGTAGCTGCAATTGTAGCCAGCTGTATTGTCACGATCTAGGGCTGGGCCAGCTGTCATCAATGCCCTCATAGAAGGCATAACTTCTAGACTAAGAATGGCATCCGCAATATCTTTAGTGTAGCTATCCTTCCCTGCCACAGGATAGACTAAGTTCTCCATGTAACGTTCTACTGTCTCGTCAAATGATTCACGCCCCTTGCCATCAAAGTATCTGGCATAACGTGACTTGTGAATGAATGCTTGGTAGTCTGTTGGTAAGTGGTTGTTCATCTGTTGTCTCCTGATCCTTTTAGGGTTCCTCGTTTTTCCCTGTCACGTAACTTTTTTAGGTTACGATCTGCAACTGCACTAAGATCTACATTAAGATCTCGGCATAGTGCTGCGATATACCACAGACAGTCACCTATTTCATCTGCAATTGCATCACGATCAAAATGACCGTCACGCATAATCTTCTTAACTTTATTAGCTACCTCACCAGCTTCAGCTGCTAGGCCCAGGGCTGGATAGATTATTGCATGCTCTGATTTATAAATAGCAGTGGCTGCTGCAGCATCTTGGTAATCATCTAAGTCGTCAAACTGGCCTGAATCATAAAAATCCCAAGCTTCTATATCTACTTCACTTATCATTTCTTTTCACCTCTACTTCTACTACTTCAATATCGTCTAGGTCATACAGAATATCCTGGATAATATCACCAAGGCTCAGCTCTACACTGTCAGAGGCAATGTAATTTGCCTTTGGGTCTAACCTAACAAGCATCGTCACTTCAAACAACACAGGAAACTCCAAGTTATATAGTCTAAAATGCTCACGTCAAGAATTATTCCTGCAGCCAAGCATCTGGAATTGATTTATCTGCATACTTAAAACCATACTTGTCACACCAGTCTGCGTAAGAAGACTTAGTACCCTTGTAAAGCTTTGATCTGCTGTTATAAAATACGAATCGTATATCAAGATCAGGAAACTGTTTCTTGATTTCTTTATGTTTGCGCCTGTCATTTGAAACAAACCGTCCCTTGGTCTCGATTATAATACCGTTACCAAGAACAAAGTCAGGAGTATAAGTCCTGACCTTAAGATCTACCCACTTGATCTTTTCTTTCTCATAGGTGAACTCAACACCTTTAGCCTTTAGTTCTTTTGCTACATCATCCTCAAAGCCAGATCTATATCCAGCCTTGAGAGCTGCTGCATTAAACCTCTTTCTATTCATTGTAGGTAAAATCCTCAGGAACATTAGGGGTGTTGACTACATCAGTCAGGAGAACATCACCTGTCTTGTAGACAAACCGTCTGGCCTCAGGCCAACACTTCTTGTTGAACTCACAGAAGCCACAGGATGGGTGTAGTTTCATGTTAGGGCTAGTCTTGGACTGAGGTACTGGATCGAAGCCACGGTCAGGCATGTCACCCTTAACCATCTCTTTAACTTCATCAACCTCTTTCTCTTTACGGTCCATCTCTTCTGAGAAGTCGTAAATGTCCAAGCAAATGTGACCACCTACCTTATCAACAACAAGGAAAGCACCATGTGTCTTATTGGTTACGAGTGGATCGTCTTTTGCAGCATAGACGTAGGAGCTAAGCTGACTGATGTAACCAAACGGATCTTCATCACGTAGGCTACCCTCAGCAAACTTCTTGAATGAGTAGGGTGAAGCAGACTTAACATCGACAGTCATACCGTCAATGACTGCATCTCTGTGGCCAGCTAGACCCCCGATGTACATACGGTCTTGAGAGCCTGTGACAGAGTGTCCAGACACCTTAACGATTGCTAAGATAAGCTCCTCAATCATGTCACCATAGAAGAACTTTAGTAGGTCAGATGGTGCTAATGGTTTTGCAACTGTAGGGTGGTTTATCTTATACCACAACTTCCTTTTACAAGGACTTCCAATGGAGGAAAAGGAAAGATACCCACGTGGCTTACTAGGAGCAGAGAAACGCTTGGCTGCTGTCACCGCAATCTCTTTTCCCATCTCACTGCCTACGAGGTTATCCCACCCGTTTAAACCTAAGATTGTATCTTCCATGTCTTTTACGAGTGTCTTGATGTCTGCCATGTTTACCTCCTATTGTTGAAACCCCCACCCCTAAGGGTGAGGGCAATGTCTTCTAGGGAAAGGAACAGGAAACCTAGAAGGGGATTGAATCTGACTCAAGTTGGGAGGAGGAGGCAGGAGAATCAGACTCAGAGGAGTAGTCTTTGAACATTGAACGTGACTGGGAAGAACCACCTTCTGACTCATAGACTACGTGATCAAGGACTTGAAGTCCAAGAAGTCGTGTTCCGGTACGTCCTGTACGGGTAGGATAAACCTCTACCTTAACGATACCTTCACTTCCGTTACCGATAAGACCTTTGGCTTCTAGATCCCAAGTCTTACCAGATTTATCAGCTACGATAGGTGCACCACCCATCCAGTCCTGCATACCAGTGTGAGGACGTGAGAAGGTAACCTTGAAGCCACCGTCTACTTCCACAATCTTCTTCATGCAGCCTGCGTCTGTAAGACTTTTAGCTGTAGCTTTGTCAGTAATGACGGTTACTTTGTACTCACCGTCAGTCTCTGTATTCCATTCGGCACGATCACGATTGGACTCAAATACTTTTGCCCATTCGATCTTACCTTTAACGTCAATATTTGTTGCTGGCATAATAGCCTCCTTTGTTTCTGTTGTAGTACATAGTATCACGACATAAGGTTGTCAATGGGTCTCTGCCCAATTTTTTCCTATGTCGAAGAGGCCAGGGGTAGGTATCTTAAAGCCCAGCTCTTGACCAACCTCTAGCATACACTGAGCTTGGATCTTTCCTAGATGTTCAGCCTCTTCCTTAGTTCCAGTAACCTCAACTTGGTACTCGTCATGGATGAAACCCACCATCTTAAACTTTATGCCTTCCTTACGTGCAACATCATGCCACTTCAAAAGGCTGTGCTTCATGAGGATAGACTCACCACTCTGTAGGATACCTGCCAGAGTTTTATGCTCACTAGGTACAGGAACCTTACGGCCATCGTATCCAGTGAAGTAGCCTCTCTCTGCTACATAGGGGACAAGTTTGTTCTTTAGGTCGTATAGACCATCAATGCTGGACTCAAAACGAGTACGAGCAGCCTGTGCTTCCCTGATGCTCACGTTGAGTATCTGACCAGTCTTAGCCACACCTGCCCCTAGAAGCCAAGCATAGATGAACGTCTTGGCCATGTCCCGTGTTCCATTTGGTACAGCCAAGGCGTTCTTGTTCAGGTTGTGAATGTCAGTCTCATTCTCTTTCTTCCCCTCCATGATAGCCTGTGCATATTGATCTGCGTCAAAATGTCGCCATAGGTAATCGGCAAGTACCCGTAATTGGATGCCATCTGCATCCGTACCCACAAGCCAAGAGCCAGAGGGTACAGTCCAACAAGCACGTAGGTGAACATCGTACTGTTTCTTAACCTCGTCTACAGCAGACTTAGGGGTGCCGTGGAAGGGAGAAGATATGTTGGCAGTGTTAGGATCTTTGTGGGCACATCTTCCCGTCCAAGCACCTATGTGTTGTATCCTACCGTGAATACGAGAGTCCCCTTTGACTTGGTTAATCCACTCCACAAGGCTGCTTCTACGTCCTTCTAGGGTGAGCCACTGCGCAAGAGCCTTTGCCCCCTCAGGGGCGTCCTCAGGCAGTGTGCTGAGGTTTGCCTCAGACACTGTGTAACCGTACCGATCCAAGTCTTTCTTCTTTTGATCGTAGAATGCCTGATCCATCTTAGCCACAGACTTACCGTAGGGTTCACCAACCTTCTTACGAGCAAACTGAATGGCTGTCTTGGTCTTGTCCACAGGATTCCAGCCTGCATCCCACAGTGCATCAATACGAACACGAGAAGATCCAGGTTTGAAGTCCACCCAATCAAAACACACAAGGTCTTCACCCTCAATGTTTGTGATTGCGTGACGTTCTTTTGCCTTCTGTACTGTAGCCATCTCAGTACCATCCTTTTTGAGTCGGTACTTAAGTCGATTGATCTCTGTAAGTTTAGGTGGAAAGTCTACCTGAAACTGATCCTCAAGAGTATCCATCTTATTCTTTACAGAGTTAAGCAAGAACTCTGCCTTACCTTTATCAAAGAAGAAGCCGTAGTACTGTGTCCGTACTAACTCAATCTGAAGGCTGTGCTCAGCCCTTAGAGACTTACGCCAAGCAGCATCCCAAATAATAGGAGAGAAGTGCTCATACAAAGCAGATGTAGTCTCGATGTCTCCGTACCAGTATTCAACCATTTCAGCACTGAACTCATGAAAGTCATGGAAGTCTCCTTTGTGTTTTTTAAGTCTACGGCCCCAAGCATCTAAGCTATGAGGAGACTTAGCTCCTTTGGGTATTGCAATGTCGTAGTCCACAAGCCTACTGACAATAAGTGTATCAATGACCTTGTAGGGGTCAATAAGACGTGGCTTTAGTAGCTTGTTTAGCATTGGGGCATCAAACTGTATGAAGTTATGACCTATGATAAGGTCAGCATCCTCATACCATTTGATGGCCGCAGCCTTAGCCACTGGATCTTCATGGCAGTTCTCAAACTTGTGTACCTCTCCGGTGCTCAAGTCTTTACCACCACACAACCACAGCTTAGTGCTGTCATGCAGACCATTGGTTTCTATGTCACTGACAACAATTTTCATACCTGAAATACAACCTCCTCCAAGATGGTAGTCTCTGGATCGTAGTAGACTGAACCAGCAGAACCCAACTTAGCGAATGGTCTGTTCTTGTCAACGG